CTGGTGGATCCGGTGGTGGCGGTGGACGTAATTGTGCTACTGGAGGAAGTGGAACAGCTTGTCAAGGTAACGATGGTGGAGGCACAAGTGGTCCTCCTGGAAAAGGTGGCGCTGGTGGCGGTGGAGCTGGAGCTGTTGGAGCAACTGGTGGAAATGCTGCAGGAGCAGCAGGTGGAGCAGGAAGTTCATCTTCTCCTTTATCTCCTTTAACTTTAGCTGGTGGTGGCGGCGGTGGATCAGATTGTATAGGTCAACCCGGTGGAGCTGGTGGCCCAGGTGGTGGTGGAGCAGGAAAAGGAAGACCACCAAGTGGAACAAGTGCTGGATGTGCGGGATCAACTAATACTGGCGGTGGTGGCGGTGGCGGTTGTGGAAACGGTGGAGCAGGTGGACAAGGTGGTTCAGGTTATGCAGTAATTGTAGAACCTGCAGTTTGCAATCCTAAAACTGCACCAGGTATGTGGCAAATGAATACCGTATATGATTTCGTAAAAAATAATAATTGGGTTTCTGTGGAAACAACAACAAATTATTTAGTAGTCGCTGGTGGTGGTTCAGGCGGACAAAAAGAAGGTGGTGGAGGTGGAGCTGGAGGTTATCGTGCTTCTGGTTATGGACCTTCTCCATTACAAGGTTCTGCAGTTAAATTAACTCCAGGACCACATAGTATTACAGTTGGAGCTGGAGGTGCTGCTCGTACAGGATCACAACCTGTCGCTGATAGAGTTGGTTTATCAGGAACTGATTCAGTATTTTCAACAATAACATCTGCAGGTGGAGGTGGTGGTAACTCTGAAGATTCTGGTTTAGCATCTCCTAATGCAAGAATAGCTGGAGGTTCAGGTGGTGGTGCTTCTGGTGGTAATAGTCCAGGTAATGTTAAAGGATTAGGAAATAGTCCTCCAACAGATCCTCCTCAAGGAAATTCTGGAGGATGTGGTGGTGGTATACCTGGACCAACTAATAATATTTCAGGTGGTGGTGGTGGAGCAACTGCAGCAGGTATACCTTCTTGCGGTGGAAACGCAGGTATTGGTGGAGCTGGAGCACCAAACACAATTACAAATGCTGCTGTAACTTACGCTGGTGGTGGAGGTGGAGGTTTTTATTCTCCTGGTTCACGAACTGGTGGAGCCGGTGGAGCTGGTGGTGGAGGAAAAGGTGGAGACTTCCCTGGATGTGGTCAAGGTGTTAATGGTACAGCAAATACTGGTGGTGGAGGTGGTGGAGCCTCTCAAGGACCAGGACAAGCTTATTGTACTACAGCTTCAGGAGCAGGTGGATCAGGTGTTGTAATAGTACGTGTACCAGGATCAACCCCTCTTTAAGTGGCACCAGGAACTAATAGTATTGCAACATTACCAGGACCAGCTGGAGGATGTAAAGTAGCAACATTTACCGTAACTGGAACGTTGACAATATAAAAAAATTAAATTAATATATAACTTTTAAGGAGTATAAATATGGCACACTTTGCGGAATTAAAAACAATGACAGATCCTACTGGATTTACGTCAGATTCACATCAAGTAGTACAAAGAGTTATAGTTGTAGGTAATGATATATCTACAGCAGCAGGACCACTAGGAGAAAATGACATGCATGTTGATGGAGAAACATGGTGTATAGATTTTTTTAAAGGTGGAACTTGGAAACAAACTTCTTATAATCACAATTTTAGAAAACAATATGCAGGAATCGGAATGGTTTTTGATGCTGCAAAAGATAAATTTTTAGGAAAACAACCATATCAATCGTGGTCATTAGATGGTAATGATGATTGGCAAGCACCAGTTACTTTTCCAACTGATACTACAGATAAAAGAATTATTTGGGACGAACCTAATTTAAGATGGACTGCAACTGACAATTCAGATCCAGTAAATAATTTCAATTGGGATGCATCAGCGCTAGCTTGGGTGTCCGCATAAGGAGACTCATATGGCTAGTCCTTCAGGATCAGCAAACGGCGGTATTATAGGACAAACGAATAACACTTCGTTTGGAAAAAATACAGTTACATCTGTAACAGCAAGCTCACCAAGCGCAGTCACAACACAACCTGGAACAGGATTAATAGATACAATTATAGTTGCTGGAGCTGGTGGAGGTGGAAATGACGGTGGTGGTGGCGGTGGAGCTGGTGGAACAAGAAGAATTAATTCAATTCCTGTTTGTGGAGCTACAGCTTTAGGTGCAGTCACTATTGGAGCTGGTGGTGCAGCGGGAACTCCAGGAGCACCAACCGCACCCGGTAGACAAGGTGTAAATTCAAGTATAGTTATTGGTTGCACAACCTACACATCAACTGGTGGTGGTGGAGGTGGAGGAGATGGAACTAATCCAGGAGGACCAAGTGATGCGGGAGCAGGACAACCTGGAGGATCAGGTGGTGGAAGAAGAATTGCAGTTCCTTTTCCAGCAGGAACAGGAAATGCTGGAGGATATGATCCTGTAGAAGGATATCCAGGAGCAGCACAAACTCCAATATGCGGACCAAATTATTTAGGATCAGGTGGTGGTGGATCTAGTGCAGCATCAACAAACACAATAGGTGGAGCAGGAACAGATTTTAGTCCAGATTTTCCAGGAACACCAAACTCTGGAGTTTATGGTGGTGGCGGTGGAGGTGGTGATGGCCCCGGAACTCCTCCAGATAGTGGACCAAGAGCAGGAGGAACTGGTGGTGGTGGAGCTGGCGGAAGAGGACCAGGTAGTAATGGTGTAGCTGGAACTGTTAACACAGGTGGTGGTGGAGGTGGTGGTGGCCAAGTGTCTACTTCAGGTGGAGCAGGTGGATCAGGAATAGTTATCGTAAAAGAATTAGATAAAGCAAGTGGTATGTGGTCAATGCAATCACAATTTGAAGCGCAATCAGCTGGAACATGGCCAGTAAAAACTTTAGGCTGTATTAGTTTCTTAGTTATTGCTGGTGGTGGAGGTGGTGGATATTCAGTAGTTGGATCAAATTCTGGTGGTGGAGGTGGAGCTGGTGGTTATAGAAATTCATATGCTTCTGAAACATCAGGTGGACCTGGTGGTTGTACAGAAACAAAAGCAAGTGGAATATTAGCAGGAACTCATGCAATTACTGTAGGTGCTGGTGGTACAGGTGCTACTGGTGCTCCTGGAGCAACAAATGGAAATAATAGTGTAGCATTATGTATAACTTCTCTTGGAGGTGGTTTTGGAGCAAGTTCTGTACCATCCCCGACATGTTCAAAAACTGGACAACCAGGTGGATCAGGAGGTGGAGCATCTTATACTGGTCCTGGAACTGGTGGTAGTGGTAACGCATGTCAAGGTTTTCCTGGTGGTAACAAAGGACCTAGCTCAGACGCTGGTGGTGGAGGTGGTGGAGCAGGTGTTGCTGGATCTGCTGGTGGACCATGGGGATGTAGTGCTGGTGGAGCAGGTGGAAATGGTTTGACTTCAAATATTACAAACACTCCTACGGCAAGAGGTGGTGGTGGAGGTTCTGGTGGTGGATCATTCCCAAGTGTACCAGGCCCGCAAGCAGCTGGAGCTGGTGGAACTGGCGGTGGTGGTGCTGGTGGAAAAGGACCAAGTGGTGGTAATGGAACAGCAGGAACAGTAAATACTGGTGGTGGCGGTGGAGGTGGAGGAGCAGCTCCTCCAAGTAGTCCTCCAGGTAATGGTAATGGCGCTAATGGTGGTGCAGGACTTGTTGTAATAAGAGCACCAAACACACTTACTTTTACAGTGGCTCCGGGTACGAATAGCGTAGCACCTGTTGGATCATGTACGGTTGCAACTTTTACAGTTACAGGAACATTAACTATTTCTTAATTTGTGCAAATCTTAGAAAAAAAGAAAGATAAAGTCTTTGTCTTTAAAAATTTTTTATCTAAAAAACTTTGTAATTTTTATTCTAATAAAATTAAAGACATCGGAGATATAGGGTTTTCTCTACCTTTTGAAGATAGAACTTGGGAATTTACCGACAATCAAAAAATAACTAAAAAAATTATAGACACCATTTATAAACATTTAAAAATAAAACTTGATTTACATTATGCTCAATTTCAAAATTGGCATGTAGGCACTAATAGTGAATTACATAAACATGACTATGCTGGTGGAGAAATGACAAAGTATAATAGTTTAATATATTTAAACGATGATTTTAAAGGGGGTGAATTTTTTACAAGAAATGGTATTAAACTTAAACCACAGGCAGGGATGCTTACTTTATTTGATGGTTCTAAGGTGTCGCATGGGCTTAAAAAAGTTAAAAATAAAGATCGTAAAACCATGATATTTTGGTGGGCTAATAATTAATTTTGCTTTACTTTATCTTTAAAAAAGATATAAATTGTCCTATAAAGACATATGAAAAACATGAACTATCCTTTATTAAAAGAAAATAATACAAAATATTTATCTCTATCTAATTTTTATAATAAAAAAATTGATGAGTTTAAAATAAAAAGACCAGAGGGTTTAATTGATACTTGGGAAACAACTTATAAACAAGAGGACGGCCTACAGTTTCATAACTTATTAAATGTAAATTTAGAGTTAAAAAAGAAAGAATTAAAAAAAATAGTGTGTAAATCTTTGGGTATAAAAAATAATAAATTAAAATATCATTATTTTCATTTTTTTGAATACTATAAAAATGGTCAAATGAAATCTCACAGACATTATGAAAAGGAAGATTTTGTTTGCATATTATATTTAAATACTTGCAAGGGTGGTGAGACTATATTTTACTTGAACGATCATAGTGAAGACTCTAGAAAAAGAAGTATGATAAAAATAAAACCACAAAAAGGAAAATTAATTGTTTTTTCTGCTTTAATTATGCATGAAGGTTTACCTACGAAAAGTAATAAACGAATAGCTGTTGGAGGATTTAAATTAGTATGAATTTAACAAACTATTATTGGTACTTTCAATCAGCAATTCCTCATAGAATTTGTGATGACATTGTACGATATGGAAAACAATTACAAGACGGTTTAGCTACTACAGGTGGTTATGGTGATGTTAAAAAATTAAATCAATCTCAAATTAAAGATTTAAAAAAGAAAAGAGATTCTAATATAGTGTGGATGAATGATCGTTGGATTTATAAAGAAATACAACCATATATTAATCAAGCTAATCAAGCTGCAGGGTGGAATTTTCAATGGGATTTTTCAGAAGCCTGTCAATTTACTAAATATAATAAAGGTCAATATTATGATTGGCATTGTGATGGTTGGGATCAACCTTATAATGCACCCAATACCGCTACTCATGGTAAAATTAGAAAACTATCTGTAACAGTAACTCTATCAGATCCTAAAGAATATAAAGGTGGTGAATTAGAATTTGATTTTAGAAACTTGGACCCAGATAAAAAACCTAACATTCGTAAATGCAAGGAGATACTTCCTAAAGGATCTTTAGTAATATTTCCTGGATTTGTTTGGCATAGAGTATC